CACGTTCCGCATCTGCACGTTCACCGGCGCCTGGTCGAAGAACCAAGACAAGACGATCACGTTCAAGCACGGCGGCGGCGGGACGGTCGTAGCGACGAACCTGTTCGCGAACCTTTCGGCCCCGGCGTCAACGGCTCACTGCGCAATTCACGCCGAAGGCACGGCCTGGTATCTCATTTCCGCGGAGTGCGAGTGATGGTGCTAATGCCGTGCGGCAAGTGCTGCGACAAGTGCGCTTGCCAGAGTTGCATTTGCTGCGAATGCGACGGCACGATTTCTGGCGACACGGCGGCGACGCCAACCGCACGCTGGGCTCGGTTCATGTCGGGCAAACTATCGAGCAGCGCACACGACGATCTTGAGGCTGATTTTCCGTGTGCCTCTCTCGCCGCCTACGAACGGTTCGCCACGTCCGAGAGTTACGACCGGCTTGTCGCGTTGCTGCCAGACTGCCAGATCAGTCGCCGCTGGGACTCACAGAGTGAGTGCGTGGATGCACTCATCGCTTCTGAGGTGGCCGCCATCATCGCCGCCGGCGAGCCCTACACCTATGACCCGTGGTACGGCTGGTGCCGCATTCCGACAAAGGTCGGCGACTCAATCACGATTGACGCGACGTTTGGCAGCGGGGCCAAGGCAGAGATTTCCAAGCAAGACGACTGCACGATCTCTGAAATCACCGTGACAGACGGCGGGTCTGGGTACGCCCGCCTTGGCCGCATTGCACCGACGCTGACGATCTCAGGCGGCAGCGGCGCGGGGGCGACGTTCACGCCGACGCTCTTGAGTAGCGGCTCGCCTACGGTCTGGGCAATCTCCAGTGCCACGGCCAGCGGCGGCAGCGGTTACGTCGATGGAGAGAGTCTGACCATCACGGCCGCGATCGGCGACACGACAGTCACCAAGGCGGCGGCCACAGTCACGGCACGCAGTCAGCCGTCGATCACGGCCACGGCCGGCGGCAGCGGCACTGGCGCGACTCTGAGCGTATCTGTGGCCGAGACTGGTAAGACACCAAAGACCTGGAACATCTCCGCCATCTCAGTCACCGCCGGCGGGACGGGCTACAAGGCCGGCGACCCGGTGACGCTTGGTTACAGCAGCGACGTAGTGGTTTCTGGCAGCACGTCTGCCAGTGTTGTCGTCAGCGACGAACGAACGGAGCCAGAGTTCTCTGTGGACGCCAGCGGTGCAGGCGGAACCGGGGCGACGTTCTCGTTTTCCTACGCCTACGACTCGCTTTACAACGACTACGAACTGACCGCGATTACCGTGACCAACGGCGGCAGCGGCTACAGCACGGGCGGCACGGTCGTCCTCAACAAATCCGCCGACACCACGGCAACCGGCAACACGCTTGAATGGTCAGATGCCGAGGGACAATTCCCCGGGCCGATCATTTTGGAATACACCGTCTCCGGCGGCGCAATCGCTAGTGTAAGCGGGTGGGGCGTGCCGCTTGACGGGCTTTACGGCTGGAGGCTGGCCGGTGTCATCGAATCAGTGAACTACGGCCAGCAGACCGAGTACCACAACAAGATCGGCGCCGCCAGCGCCGTCACCGTCACCAACGGCGGCCAGTATTACAGAGAGGACGCCAGCGCGCCACCAGAGGTTGCCACGCTCACGATCTACGACAAGCGTGGCGCTGGTGCTGCGGCCGAGTATCAAGGCACGATTGACGAAGACACCGGAAGTCCGACGTTTGGCGAGGTGTTGTCAGTCACAAGGGACTGGACTGGATTTGGTGGGGGAGAACTCCTGCCCACTCCTACGTCGTCGCTGACGCCGGAAGAGCGGCAAAGCATGTTGACGATGTTCTGCCCCCACAGTCTGCCGACACCACCAACTGGCTTCGATGGATTCTGGGAGCCACTGACCAGCCACGAACCAGTGACGTTCGCAGATGCCGCGGAGGTCGAGGAGAAAATTGCCGAACTGTATGGAGCCGGCGGTCCGATGGACGCTGCCAAACTGTACGCAGGGTATTGTTCGGCCAGAACGCTACTGAAGAGCGACGGCACCAAGTACATGCTCGGCTGGAGTACGCCCTACCGCAAAGGCTCACCGCTGACGCCCGCCGTCGTGGCCGCCTTGTGTGCCGGCGGGCTGCCGTGGAAGTACCAGCCGGACGAGGAGTACCCGGCAGTATTTACGTCGTGGGGTACGGCCATCTTTTCCAACGACGACATCCCGCCGGTGAGGTCGATCACACTCAAGGCATCGACTGGAGATGCCGTGGTAGATGACTTTATTGAGGCGGGAACCAAGGGCGTTGACCCAGTAACCAATTATGCAAAGACAGTCACCTTCAGCGACCGTGACAACTGCGACGACAGGTACACCGGCGACGTTACGATTGGCAACACTCTAACGTCTGGCGAAAAAAGCATCACGATTGAGATCACGAAGAGTGCCGGCGGAACGCCGGTGCAAACGTGGTACGTTGGCGTGACGTTCCGGCCTTGCAGCCCGCGAGACGACATTCCGCCAACAGGCAGTGCCGGGCCGTATATTAGCGATTACGTTATCAGACGGCTTGACCACGCAACCTCGACGCTGACCGACGTTACGAACGACCTGATTGAAAACTCCTTGTCGTTCCGCCCCTACGAGAGTCAAGGGGACTGCGAAAGCCAGAACTTCCGCACCGACGCCCTTTGCGCCGGAACGCTCTGGCAGTTCTATGGAGAAGGGGACGAGGAAAGCCTCAAGTTTACCTGCTGTTGGGGTTATGCCGCAGACACAGAGTTCCCAGACGCGGAGTGACCAGTGATTTCCCGCAGCGTTCCCGTTTCCGTCCCGTTTCGCGGCACCGTGCCGGCCGACGCCGTCGCGTCTGCGGTTCGCACGCTCCTCGGGGATCGGCCAGGGAAGGGCGTAGTGCGGATCGTCGTGGAGCGTGAGGTTTCCGGCCCCGGTTCAGAACTGATGGCGATTCTGCATCGGCTCGGGTTTCGTGCCACGCCGGGGTGCAAGTGCCACCAGCGAGCGGAGACGATGGACCGCATGGGCTGCGACTGGTGCGATGCCAACGTGCCGCTGATCGTCGGCTGGCTCCGCGAGGAGGCGACAAAACGCAGCCTGCTGTTCCTCGACGCCGCTGGTGCCATGCTGGTCAGGCGGGCCATCAAGAACGCTCGGAGGCTTCACGATGGCAAAGCGTAGGCCACCGAAGGACACAACGCCCGCCCTGCACTCGTCCATGGACGACGTTGAGTACGACGACGACGACGGGCCGAATCCCGTCCCCGACGACGACGGCAACGTGGTGTTGCGGAGAACTGCGAAGCAAGAAGGAGCAGCGGAAAAGCGTGGCAAAGAACAAACCCGAAAGAAGCCTCGCCGACTCGGTTGAGGCGGCCGTGCGGAATCAGCGGCCCGGCTACAGCAGTTGGTTCGACAGGCTGTCCCCAGAGGCGCAGGCCGAATTCCTTGAGGCGCGACGCCGGTTCGACCCGGTCCGGCACCAGAAAACAGCCTACGCCCGTGCGCTGATCGCCGAGGCCAAGGCGCGCGGCTGGGCCACGGCCGGCGAATCCGTCCTCTGCACTTGGCTGGGGAAACAATGAGCAAACCACTCGCCGACGCCGCCAACGACCGCGCCGAGGACGACCAGCGGCTGGCGACGGACGCCGAGATCTCCCGGCTCCGCTCAGAAATCGCCTCGCTGAAGTCGCGGTACAAGTCCGCGCTCTCGCAGATCGACCGCGAGCGGGACCGCGCCGACGCCGTCCTGTCGCTGCGCGGCGTCCGGCCGGTGAAGCCGAAGGCTGCCCCGCGGCGCGGCCAGAAGAAAAACGCCGCCACGATGGTGCTGATGCTGTCGGACGTTCACTGCGAGGAGCGCGTCGAGCCGGCGACGGTGAATTTCACGAACGACTACTCGCTCGACGTTTGCCAGCGGCGGCTGGACGAACTGATGCAGCGGTTCTTCGTCATGCTGGATCATGAGCGGCAACTCTGCGACATCGACCGCGTCATGGTCTGGCTCGGGGGGGACTTTCTGACTGGGCATATCCACCCAGACTGCGTCGAGGTGACGCAACTCTCGCCCCCGAACGCGACCCGGTGGATCGGCGAGCGTCTGCGGGGGATCATCGACGCCATCGCCCAGCGGGCCGGGAGCGTCGTCGTGGCGACGAACGCCGGCAACCACGGCCGGAGTACCGAAAAGAACCGGGTGGCGACGGAACTCGACCATTCGTGGGAGCAGTTGCTGTACCACATGCTCCAGCGGGAGGAGAAGAACCAGAACGTCGAGTGGCGGATCAGCGGCGGCCACCTGAACTACATCGACCTCGACGGGTTTCTGGTCCGGACCTGTCATGGTCACAATATCCGGTATTCTGGTGGGGTCTACGGACTGGCCCTGCCCGCCAGCAAGGCGATCGCAGGCTGGGACGCCCATCACCGTGCCGACCTGACCATTTTCGGCCACTACCACACTTGGGGGTGGCTGCGTGGCGGCCGGTACGTCTCCAACGGGAGCGTCATCGGCCACAGCCCGTATGCCGTCGCCATCAAGGCTTCGCCGGAGCGCCCCTGCCAAGGGGCGGTGGTCATCGACCACGGCCGGAACGAGGTCACGAAAGCCTACCCACTTTTTTGTGACGGAGACTTGCGAAAACGCTATGATGGCTACCCCACAACACAACACCGCCGCCGCGTGGCTGCGGGCGGCCGCACAGGCGGCCACGCATAGCCACGATCCACATACATGGAACGGCGCGGTGCTGGTTCCAGAGGTCACTGGAGCATACGTCTGCATGGCTGTGAACGGATTCCCGGCTGGCGTGGAACGCACTCCGGAGCGGCTGGAGCGTCCGGCGAAGTATGCCTACATGGAACACGCAGAGCGCGGTGCGATCTACCGCGCAGCGAGGATCGGCACGCCGACGGCCGGGGCGACGCTCTATTGCCCGTGGTTTGCCTGCGTTGACTGCGCTCGGGCGATCATCGTGGCCGGGATCCGCGAAGTCGTCGGCCATGTTCTGCCGCGGAGCAAGACGCCCGAGCGCTGGCGGGAAAGCATCGCCACGGCCGAGGGGATGCTGCGCGAGGCCCGGGTCGGCATGCGCTGGCTCGCGGAGCCGCTGGGGGTGACGATCCGGTTCGACGGTGAGGAGATGTCGCTGTGATTGTCGGCCTCTGCGGCGCCGCCGGAAGCGGCAAAAACAGCGTGGCGGCGTGTCTCGCGGAGCGGCACGGCTTCGCCGAGATGGCATTCGCCGACCCCCTGTACGCCGCGGCGGCGGCGATCACCGGGCTGACGGTCGAGCAGTTGCAGGACCGGAGCCGCAAGGAGAAGGCCCTCGGCTGGATCAGTTGCTCGCCCCGCCGGCTGCTGCAGACCCTCGGCACGGACTGGGGGCGGAACATGATCCATCCCGAAATCTGGGTTATGGCGACAATGCAACGGGCAGATGTCGCCGCCGGCGACATCTGCATCACGGACGTTCGCTTCCCCAACGAGGCCGAGGCCATCAAGGCCCGCGGCGGGCTGGTGTGGCGGGTCGTCCGGCCGTGCGTTGGAGTCCTGTCCGGCGAGGCCGCCGCCCATGAGAGCGAGCGCGGGATCCCCGACAAGTACATCGACCGCGAGATCCTGAACAACGCGTGCCTGTTGTCGCTCGCCGGCTTGGTGGACGAGGCACTCACGGAGGCAAGGCGATGACGATTGAAGAACTCGACGACTATGTCTGGGAGCGGCTGCCGCGGGTCAGGCGGGCGATGGCCGGCCGGGCGGCCGTGTCGCGGATCGTCCGGCTGGCCGTTTCCGAGTGGCAGGCTGGGGCTGTCAGCGTAGGGTCGCTGTCGGGGGCCGTCGAGCGAAAATACGGCACGGGGATCTTCCTGTCCATCATCCTATCGGCCCTCATTTCCGAGGTCGTCAAAATCATCATTCGCTGGTGGCTGGAGCGGCGAGAAAACGGCGAATACATGGTTCGGATGGTGGCTGGACTCCACAAATGAGGGTCTCTATCGCGGTAGAATAAGGGCTGCACAAGGAGGTGCCTGTGGAACCGAAGATTCGCCGTAAGTTCAAGTCGCTGCCCGTCACGCTGTCCACGGCGACCGCGTCTGCGACCACGATCCGTTGGGACGACGTTGCCGGCGGGTGTCTGCTCATGGGGACTGCCGTCACGGCGTCCCAGTCGATCCAGTTGTGGTGCAGCGGCACGACCGACGGCTCGTTCGGCCGCCTCTACAACGCCGACGGCAGTGCCGCCGACATCACGCTCGTCCCGTCGCTGACTGAGAGCCGGACGTATGCCCTGCCGGACGCCGCCTACGGCGTCGGGGCGCTGAAGTTCGTGGCGGCCTCGACGAACTCGACTGCTGCGTCCTGCATCGTCATGCTCAAGACTTGAGGCTGCACCATGACCGACGCAGCCAAGGAAACTATTTTCCAACTGCTCCGCGAGTACGGATTCGCCACGCTGGTCGCGTGTTTTTTGGGCTACGTCGGCCGGCAGGATGTAATCCTGCCAATGGTCGAGTCGCACAAGGCATTCTTGAAAGAAATCGCCGAGACGCAGCGCGAGATCAGTCAGGCCGTTGGCGAGCAGACGCGGCTGCTGTACGCACTCCAGCCACGGTTAGCGAACGACAACAAGCCTGACTCGACGAGGAACTGACGCAATGGGCATGAGCGGACGGCTACTGAGGCCGAAAGGTTCTTCAGCGCCGGTGTTCACCGAAGCGGGCTACACCCGCCTGTGGTGCGTGACGGATAAATCCACAGGCAACGTCACCGGGACTGCGGAATCCGACACCGGATTCTACGCCGTGAAGTGGTGGGACAACACCACGACGGTGTACGAGAGTGGCGACACGTTCAGCAAGTCGGCGGGGGGGAGGAAGGCGTTTGAGATTTTCCCGTCCGATACGATGGGCGATCCAGAGGGCCAGTTCGACGGCTTCGACATTAGCGACAACGCGCTCACGCAAGTGCGTGCCGAAGATGTATCGCTGTTTGGTTCGGCTGGCTGGCCGGGCTATTGGACGCACCTGGCGGGAATGAGTTGGGTTCCGCCCACGCCCGCCGGGTACGAAGGCGGGACAATCAGCAAAAACTCGCTATCGGCCACCGCACTAGACCAGTTCTACGCCGACTTGGACGCAGGCGGTGGAAGACTGTTCGTTGATCGCAATCCCGGCATCGGCGCCGACACCCCGACGATTGCGACAACGAAGGGGTATACAGTGTTTGGGAGCGTGCCGCCGCAGACGACGGTCCTGCTGCCGTTCGACAGCAATTTCGATGACGCTACGGGGGGCGCGCCGATCCCCTCATATAGTGGCGATGTGTTCATCGACGCGTCGGTAAAGAAGTACGGGGCTGGCTCACTGCGCGCGGAAGGCGGGTTTCTGGAGTTCGCAGACAGCCCGGCGTTTGACATCAATTACCTTGAGCCGTTTACGATTGAAATGTGGCTGCGCATCAACGAACGCGGCAATGCCTACTCCACTGTGGCCACGAAGCGATTGGGCACCGACTGGCAATGGCTTGTTGGTTTCAGCAATCCCGAGACGGCGAATTTTTACTTTTCTGCAAACTCCTCTGGTGGCGCCGGCGGTGGCGGGCAAAACGAAGTATTTGACCCGACCGAAATGGACGAGGGCGTGTGGTATCACTACGCAATCGTCGGAGTCCCTGGCACCGTGAAGATGTATCGCAACGGCGCGGAGGTCGCATCCGGCCCCTTCACCTCGCAGCCTAACAACGGGCAACCTGTGACACTGGGAGCGTTGGCGGAAGGAGGCGAGCCGTTTGACGGGAACATTGATGACTTTCGCGTTGTGAAAAATGCGGCAGTATATACCGCGAACTTCACCCCCCCCACCGGCCCGCTCGGAGTGTACCCGTAATGTTTTACTACTCCACCCCCAACTACAGCGTTGCCCTCAACGCGAAGGTCGGCTCAACGGCGATGGCCCGCGCGCTCATTCGGCAGTTCTATCCGCGACTGGACTGGCTGATTCGCACTGCTGCCTTTCCGGCCGGCGTGACAGAGGCAGATCGTCCGTTCCATTGGATGTGTCCCGGCAGTCGGACGCCTGACAAACCTGTGGTCCTCCTCGTCCGTGATCCTGTGGACAGGTTCATCACAGCCTGCCAGCAAGTCGGCATCAGCACGCGAAAGGCGGATGCCGCGATTGCCTCACTGGTTGAAGACAAGCCGTTCGCGAGGTCGAAGCCCAGCGACATTACGCCCGAGCGATGGGCCGAGCAGCGAGAGCGGGCGGCCAAGCGGGTGGCGCGAATGCAACGGCGTGACAGAAAGTGGCGGCCGGATCGGCTGCGTGCCGACGCGCATTTCTTCCACCAGTACCAGTACGCAGTCGGCCCGACAACCTGTTTCCGATTCCCTCGCGACATTGCGGCGGTGGCGGCGTTCATCGGCATCGACGCCCCTCTGCCGGAACTCAACCGGGCACGGCGGGAAAAGCCGACACTGACCAAGCAGGAGGCCGATGCGGTGCGGGCGTACTACGCGGTGGACCAAGCCCTGTTCGATGCGATCGCGCAGGCTGGATACGTCTACACGCCGCCCGCGTGACGCTCTTCACCTTAGAGACAGCCGTGCGGTTCAATGAGATCGAAGTCGTCGCCATCGCTGACGCGGTGGCCCTGCTGCCGCAACCCCCCGAGCCGTGACTGCATCGGCTCACGACACCTTCGGCAGAATGTCCGGGGCGTTGGTGTCTGGCGTCACGATCCGCGGATCGAGGTATTTCCTCGTTGTCTTTGGATCGGCGTGATCCAGCAGGGCCTGGGCTGACAGCCCAGCCGCCTGCGCATAAGACGCTGTCGTCTTGCGGATTTTGTGGAATTTGCACGATCTGTTCGCCGGCAGCCCCGCCCGCTTCAGGATGATCTCAAGGCGCTTCCACAGGTAGGACTTCGCCCGCGGGAACGGAAACACAAGATCGTTTGGCTGCCTGCGGATCTCATTCAGGGCTGCCTCCGTCTCGGCGCTGATTGTCCGAAGAATGTCCCGTCGCTTGCCCTTCCTGTTCTCGGCGGAATACAGGATCGTCCTGCCGCGAATGTCCCGCCACCGCAGGGATACGATGGATCCGACCCTTTCCCCGGTGTCGTAGCACACCAGCAGCAGCGCGCGCCACCACAGGGCGGCAGGGATGTCGCCGTACTTCGTCGTCTCCTTGGCTGCGGAATCAAGGATCATTCGCACCTCGTCGGCAAACCACGCCTCCGGAACCCGTTCAGGCACCCTGACGAGGCTGATCGTCGGCCACATCTCCACCATCCGCCGGCGGGCCGCCAGTTCCCACATCGCGCGGATCTGGCTGCGGTCTTTCGCCGCCGTGGCTGGCTGCCGCTCGCGGACGCGTTTGGCGAGGAACCGCGCCACCTTGAGATCATCAAGATCGGCCAGCGTCGGTTCGTGGCCCAGCGATTTGCCGAACTCCGAAATGGTGATTTTGTAGAGCGTCTCGGTGTGCTTCCCGATCTGCTTCAGCGGAATGTAGATGTCTTGCAGAAAATCGACGAGTTTCATTGGTGGCCCCACAAACTGGCATATGCCACCTCCTTGCGGTCACAGCAAACTCCGAAGTCGTTTCGGAGTCACGACGAAAACTTTTTGAATCCGGATCTGCGGGCATTCGGCACGGTTGGTCACAGACCAGACGGCGCGAGCCTTTGAGGCTGCGCCGGCGGCAGTCTTTGCGCACACCACAATTTCATCTGTGTCCTCCACAGTCCCTTCAACCCAATCAATCAGCACTCTCCATCGCCTCATCTGGCACCCCTCCTTGGCTGCCTGTAGAGTGTTGCCGCCTCCACTCTAATTGTCAAGGACGGGGTGAAACACCCACAATACCGCCATGGAAAACGAGGCGATCGGCGCGTGGGAAGCCGCTGGACTCATGGGAGTCCACTTCTCACGCCCGAAGAAGATGGTTGACGCAGGAACTATCTCGGGGAGGGCGCTGTTCTCCAACGAAGGACGAGATTTCCTTGTGTATTCGCTCGCGGACTGCAACCAGAACTTCCGCGACTACCTAGAGAACCGCACCGGCAGCAAGCGGGGTCGGACAGCCGTCAACGACAGGCCGAGGATGCTCCGGCTGCTGGCCGCCAAAGGCCGGCCGAAGATCGCCTACGAGGACGCCATCGGGGCCTACGAGGCCGCCAAGATACTAGGTGTCTACTGGACGTTCATGGCGCGGCTGGCGAAAAACGGACACATCGTCGGCAGAATCCTGCACTCCGGCAGGTCCGACAGGTCGCGGCTCTGGATCTTCTCGCGGAAATCCTGCGAGGCGCGGGCCGTCGAAATCGCGAAACTTGAGAAAGCCGGCAAGAAGATTGGCCGCCCGCGGAGTTATGTTGACAGGTAGCCAAGCGCCGCTATCCTCCATCGGCCAAGGAGGACGCCATGCTCTGGCAGCATCAGCAGGAAGCGATTTCGTGGGCAATCGGACGACTCTGCGTCCTTTTGCACATGGGGATGGGGACCGGCAAATCCCGCGTCCTGCTTGAGATTCTGCGGGCCGAATCGCTGTCCCGCGTCTTGATCTGCTGCCCCAAGGCCGTCGTTCCGGCATGGGGTAAGCAGGGCGGCCTGTGGCTGCCCGAGTACCGGATCCTGCTGCTCACGAAGGGGTCCTCCAAGCAGAAGGAAAAACTCGTCGAGGCCGCCATGGCCGACAATTCGCCGCTCATCGTGGTCACGAACTACGAGTCGGCGTGGCGGATCCCGCTTCTGGAAAAGACCCAGTGGGACGCCATCTGCTACGACGAGTGCCACAAACTCAAGGCTCCGAGCGGCACGACGAGCCGCTGGGCCGCCCGCATGGGCAAAAAGAACCCCACGGCCAAGCGCATCGGCCTGTCCGGCACGCTGCTGGCGCACTCGCCGCTCGATGCCTACGGCGTCTACAGGGCCGTCGAGTCGCCGGAGTGCCAGACGTTCGGGCAGTCATTCACGGCGTTTCGGTCACGCTATGCCGTGACGCGGCCGGGCTATCCCGGCTGGGTCGTCGGCTACCGAAATACCGACGAGTTCGGCACGAAGATTGCACAAACGACGTTTCATCGACGGTCGGAAGACGTTTTGGATCTGCCTGACATCATGCACGAACAGGTGGACGTTGAGTTGTCGGACAAGGAGGCGGCCCTGTACCGTGCGCTGGATCGCGATTTCTGCGCGACGGTCGGCGGCCGCGAGGTCACGCCGGCCAATGTCCTCGTCCACCTCATCCGGCTGCTTGAGGTCTGCGGGGGCAGTATTCATGCCGACGGCTCCAAGCAGGCAATCACAATCGACGAGACTCCGAGCAAGGCGGCCGCGCTGTCTGATATTCTGGACTGTCTGGCTCACACAGAGCCGCTTGTCGTGTTTCATCGCTACAAAGCCGACGGCGAGGCCGCCGCCGCGGCCTGCATCAAGGCTGGCAGGTCTGTCAGCGTCCTGAACGGAGAACGCAACGAACTCGCCGACTGGCAGGCCGGGAGGACGACCGTGCTGATTGCGAACCAAGCCAGCGGCGGCGTCGGGATCGACCTGACGCGGGCGGCCTACGGCGTGTTCTACAGCCTCGGTCACAGTCTGAGCGACTACCTGCAGGCGATCGCCCGGCTGCACCGCCCCGGGCAGGCCAAGAAAACGCATTTTTACAGTCTGGTGGCTACGGTAGACGGCAACCAGACGGTGGACGGAGCGGTCTACAAGGCTTTGGAAAGCAGACAGGAGGTCATTGATGCAATCATTACAGGCTACAGAGACTCACAACGGGCTCTCGGGGCTGCTTGAGGAAATCACCCGGCTCGACCGCGAGATTGGCACGCTATCTGCACAACTCGACGACATGAAGAAGCGTCGGGCCAATTTGGAGCAGATCGCCGTGGAGGACATGACGGTGCAACGGCTCGACGGAGTTCGGGTCGCAGGGAGGAGTTGGCGGGTGGAGGAGTCCCTCCATCTGTCGGTGCCGAGGGATCGGCGCGACGCGGTGCTGGAAGCAGCGCGGGCCGTCGGGATCGAGGATGCGATCACGACGGTCGCCACCACGACGCTGAAGTCGTGGCTTGTCGAGCGAGCGAAGGAGGCCGGCAGGGAAGCCGGCTCCCCGTTCGCGTCGGGTACGCCGTTCGACGGTCTGGTCGGCGAGTACACGGAGATGAAGTTGCGTCATGTCACGGTTGGCTGACGCTGGTTCGGTGAATGAGGCTACAGGAGGCCACACATGGCTACCGCAGATTTGTCAGTGAAGACGGTCGATTATCCGGCACTGTCGCCGGATTCGCGGCAGATGCAGATCATCGCCGCCAATCTGGAAGGCGAGCCGATGCAGGAGACGGACCTCGTCCGCGTCAAGACGCCCCTCGGCGGGGCGACCCAGTGGACGATCGACGTTGACGGCAACATGACGACGACGGACGAGATCGTCGGGCTGCTCGTCGGAATCGGGAAGCGTGGGGTCCTGTGGCCCGAGGAGGACCCGAGCGATGCCCGGCCGGTCATCGTGACCAACGACCTGCAGATCGGATACCGGGTGTCGGACGACATCGGGACTTCGATCAAGCCGGAGTCGCTGGAGAAGTACCGGATCGGGGACCGGAAGTACGACTGGGTGTCCCTGTCCAACGGGCCGGAGTTCGGCTACGGCAGCAGCCGCGGAGGCTCCGGCAAGCGGTGCAAGGAGGCTCGCGTGCTGGCGATCCTGCGTCAGGGCGAGACTTGGCCGATTCTGGTGACGGTGGGTCCCGGCAGCCTGCGGAACATCATTCCGTTTCTCCGGCGGCTGCCAGTGTTCCCGCATGAGGCTGTGATCGGCCTCAAGTTGGTGAAGGCGAAGGGGCGCGGCGGCCAGCCGTACTCCCAGATCGTTCCGCGTCTGGCCGGCACGATCACGCCCGAGCAGGGTGAGGTCGCGCGGCGGGTCTACGCGGATCCGATCAACGCGATGTTCACCGCGCCGCCGATCGCGTCGGCCGTGGGGTCCGACGACCTCAGCGACGAGTAGACCAGTTGGCTGGACCGGCGGCCCGAACCCACGGCTTCGTGGGCCGGTCGCCCAGCCAGAGGTGGCGTCGTAACACTGGAAGTTATCTGGCTGCAGGGCGTCATTCTCCCGTCACTGCAGCGGATGGCACTCGGCGCCGCCTGGGGGTTCGCCCCCGGGCGGCGCCTCTTTCTCGCACGGAGGCACGATCGTGGAAGACTTCTTCAAAGCGGCTGCTTCGTATGCAGCCATCGGCTGGCGCTGCCTGCCGATCAACGGCCTGCGGCCCGACGGCAAGACCTGCACCTGCCTGTACGGCCCCGCATGCGGCACCCCCGGCAAGCATCCTGTGCATCCCAAGTGGCAGGTCATTGCCACGACTGACGAGGACACGCTTGCGGAGTGGTTCGACGAGTCGGCGAACGTCAACATCGGCGTCGCCCTTGGGCGCGAGTCGGGCATCGTCGATATTGAGTGGGACGATGCGATCGGCAAAGAGACGGCCGAGAAGTTCGGCCTGCATCTGATCGAGACGCCGACCTACATCTCGCACCGCAGCGAACACCGGCTCTTCCGGTTCGATGATCGGCTGCCGGAGCAGGCCGTCATCAAGGTCGGCGGGCTGGAGATCCGCATTGGCGGCGGCGGCAAGGGGGCGCAGTCGGTGTTTCCTCCGTCCGTCCATGCCTCTGGCGTCCGGTATCGGTGGAAGCACGGCTACTCGCCAGACGAGGTTCAGCCGGC